AGAAATGGATCCAGATCTTTGGGAACGGGCAAGAGTGTATGCTGCAGATTTTACGAAGATCCCAGGTGTTACAGTTGAACTTGTAGATAAGGATGAGCTTGATAATGACACAGACGGAAAAAAGCACGGTTCAGACTGATATAAAAGTTCTTGATCACGGACATGTTCAGCTTATTGACTACATGGGCTCAGACCTGAGTGTTGTCAATGCTGCCCGTGTTTCCTTCAACAAAGAAAGTGATTGGGAAGGTGAACAGCATTGGAGTGGAAACATCATTGGAAAGAAACTTTCCGATAAGGATCAAAAACTTATCAAGTATCTTGCCAAACATAATCATTTCACTCCATTTTGCCATGCCACCATAACTTTAAGGATAAAGTGTCCAATTTTTGTTCGTGCTCAACTTGGTAAACACCAAATTGGTTTGACGATGAATGAGATCAGCAGACGATATGTGACATTTGATCCAGAGGTTTACATTCCACTCTGGAGATCCGCACCCACCGATGGTGCAAAGCAAGGAAGCAGTGGAAGAATCGAAGATATGGATCTCTGTATTAAAATGAGACAGGAATATGATTCTGTTTCAAAAGATTGCATCAAACTTTACAACGATCTTTTGGCAGATGGTGTTGCTCCAGAGCAAGCACGTTCAATTTTACCACAAGGAACATACACTGAATTTGTTTGGACGGGTTCTTTGTATGCTTTTGCGCGTATTTATAATTTGCGAATCGATGCACATGCTCAATGGGAAATACAGGAATATGCAAAAGCAATTGACAAAATAATTGCTCCCCTTTTCCCGGTTTCGTGGCAGACTCTCACAACTAAATAAAATCACCAACAGAAAGAAGTACAATATGGCAGAAATTTTATCACCGTTTCAATCGTTTATTTTCATCTCCCGCTACTCTCGTTGGCTTCCGTCCGACAATCGAAGAGAAACATGGGATGAATGCGTAGATCGTTGGTGGAATTATTTTACAAGCAGAGTTCCTGCATTGGCAGAAAGACCAGACATCAAGAAAGCAATCCTCAACCTTGAGGTTCTTCCTTCTATGCGAAGTCTGATGACCGCTGGTCCAGCATTGGATCACGACAATACTTGTCTTTACAACTGCTCATATCTGCCCATTGATTCGGTTGAATCTTTTGCCGAACTCTTTGTTATTCTCATGAATGGCACCGGAGTCGGTTACAGTGTCGAGCGCCAGTACACTGACAAACTTCCAACTGTCGCAAACAAGATAGAAAAGGATTTTAATGTTGTCATCAAAGTTGAAGACTCTAAAGAAGGTTGGGGAAACGCTCTCAAAGAAGTTCTACGACATCTGTATTCGGGTCGTCACGTTAAATGGGATGTTTCCGGGATCAGACCCGCTGGAGCTAGACTTAAGACTTTTGGGGGTAGGGCTAGTGGTCCTCTTCCTCTTGATAATCTCTTTAAGATGATTGTAAAGGTATTCTACAGTGCTCAGGGTCGAAGACTAACTGCACTGGAATGCCATGATATGTGCTGTGCTATTGCAAATGCTGTAATCGTTGGTGGTGTTCGTCGTTCCGCCATGATTTCTCTCAGCGATCTTTCTGATCGTGAGATGGCTCTCTGCAAGAGCGGAGCGTGGTGGGAGCAAGCAGGCTTCCGTTCTTACGCAAACAACTCTGCTGTCTATCGTGGTCGTCCACCAATGGGTCAATTCCTTGAGGAGTGGACTTCGCTTTACAATAGCCACAGCGGAGAGCGTGGTATGATCAATCGCAAGGCACTGCAGGAGCAAGCAGCAAAATGGGGCAGAGATCCCGATGCTGAATATGGAACAAATCCATGTTCAGAGATCATTCTAAAACCATTTGAGTTCTGCAATCTTTCCACGGTTGTTGTTCGTCCCGAAGATACTGCTGCCACTCTCAAGAAGAAGATTGAAATGGCAACGATCATAGGAACCATTCAATCGACCTTCACACACTTTCCGTACCTTCGTCCGGAGTGGAAGAAGAATTGCCAAGAGGAAAGACTGCTCGGTGTCAGCATGACTGGTATCTATGACAACAAGTTGACAAGTGGTCTTGAAGGCAAGCCCAAGTTGATTCGTCTTCTTGAAACTCTTCGGGATCATGCCACTGCTACCAATCTTCAATGGGCAGAGAAGTTGGGAATCAATCCAAGCAAGTCGATCACTTGCGTCAAGCCTGAAGGGACAACTTCTTGCTTGGTGGATTCAGCATCAGGTCTACACCCTCGCTATGCGGATTATTATTATCGGAGAGTTCGCATTGACAAGAAAGATCCCATCTATGAACTCATGAAAGACCAAGGAGTTCCATGTGAGGATGATGTCATCAATCCAAACAACACTGCTGTATTCACGTTTGCCATGAAGGCCCCAAGAGGCACAATCACTACGGAAGATCTTCGTGCACTTGATCACTTGGATCTCTGGAAGACTTACCAAGAACATTATTGCCAACACAAGCCTTCAGTAACCGTTAATTACAGAGACAGTGAGTTCCTTGAGGTCGGAAACTGGTTGTGGGAAAACTTCGATGTTGCAACCGGCATTTCGTTCCTGCCAGGTGGTGACAGCCATACTTATGCTCAGGCACCGTTTGAGCAAATTGATGCCTCCACCTATGCGGAACATCCAAAGGTCAAGGTCAACTTTAAGGAGTTGCATAAGTATGAGAGTCAGGACAACACCGAGGCAGCAAAGGAATTTGCATGTAGCGCTGGTGGCTGTCAGATAGTGTAATACAAATTCCTCGGTAGCTCAGTAGGTAGTAGCGCAAACCTGTTAAGTTTGATGTCGCTGGTTCGAACCCAGCCCGAGGAGCATCAAACCCCCGGAAGAAATTCCGGGGGTTTATAAATATTGATATGCTCAGGTTCAAACAATTTTTGCTTTTTGAAGATACAACCGACATGGGTGGTAATTTTGACAGAAGAAAAAGAATTGTAAGACCTTCACCACTTACACCAGATCCAGCAATTCGTGCATTTGACCTAAGTCAAGATTTTGATCCATTTGCTGCATTTTCAGATACCACAAACATGACAGATGAAGAAGTAGTTTCTGCATTTGAAAAATATAAAGCAGGAAATGAAATGCCTGCAATGAAAAGATTGCAAACAAGACTTGATCTTACGGCAAAAGAATTTTCTGGTGAACAATTAGTTTATGAAAAAGCAAAAGAAATAAGAGCTGCATTGATGCAAGAAAGACTTAGACTGGGCAGTCCAGATATTACAATTGATGATGCAACACGGTTAAAACCACCACCAGAAGTAAGGGCAGCAAGAGGTGTACCACCCGATATGGTAAAATTAGGGTGGCACAATATAGGTTGGTGGCAAGATGTAAAAGATGAACATAGACCAGTATATTACAAACCGGATATTAGAGGTATTTTTCAACCAGAGCCATCTCAAGTAAGGGATGATTATCTTTTTAAACAAGTTGAAACACCACCGAAATATACTGCACAATCTACTGTTGGTTCAATGGCAAGACCTTCATATCCAATAGATCTAAGAGATGTGAAATATGGTCCAAACTTTAGTCCAAGACCCGGTAGTAAAGTAACATCATTTGTTGATGATATGTTGAGACATGCACATGAATTGAGCAGCAAAAAATATGAACCTTTTGATAAAACAAAAGGTTTGACTAATCTTATGAAATCCCTTGAAGGAGATATTTTAGCTTTAACTTCAAAGGGTGCTCAAAAAGGATTGAAAGCAGCAAGTGTACTTGATCCTGCTGCAGAAGTTGCAGCCCAGACTCTTCCAAGAGCCGCAACAGCGGCTGGTCTAGGAGCAGAAGTTGCCATGGGAGCCGCAATGACTCCTCTTGCGGTTGGTATGTTTGCAGATACAGCAGGAGATCCGATGGGAGATTTTAAGGCAAGTCCTTGGTATCAAGGTTGGTTGGAAGATCAAAAGAAAACAAGGGCATCCCAGGTCCAAGGTTTGATTGACAGACCATATAACCCAGAAGGAAGAACTTCTAGGGAAAGATCAAACAACTAAATAATTTTGCCGGAGGATGTGGAGTTCCCGTTTGCCCTTGCCGATTCGAAGCAACAGCATCAGCGACTCAGAGCCACATCCTTCGACACGGTCTAAATAATCATGTTCCATATGCTAATAGGTGTTGATTATTCTATAACGTGTCCCTGCCTTTGTCTTTACGATGAACGCAAAGAATTTAAATTTGAAAATTGCTTCTTCTATTATCTGACTCAGACTCAGAAATATGCAGATAAAATTTTACCAAACATAAACGGGGAAAGTTTTCAGGAATACGTTGCAGACGTAGACCGATTTGACACAATCTCCGATTGGGCCTTCAATCTATGCGTAGGAGCCTCAGACGTGGCCGTAGAAGGCTATTCCTACGGTTCCAAGGGCAAGGTATTCAATCTGGCCGAGAACATGGGGATCTTCAAGCATAAGCTCTATAAGGCCGGGATTCCCGTGACTATCGTAGAGCCATCCAAGGCAAAGAAACTCGCCACAGGCAAGGGAAACGCCGATAAAGTGGCAATGTACAAAGCCTTCTCCGAGGAGACTGGAACAAACTTAGTTTTTACCTATAACCAGAGAACTTTGTCCAACCCGATAACGGACATTGTGGACAGTTTTTATATTCTTAAGTCACTAATTCAGTTAAAAGCAAGTTTGGCAAATTAATTGTTTTGCATTCACATAGAGGCATCAATTCTGGGCTTGGCTTGAGAATCACCTGTTCAAATCCATTTTCTTTTGCCAGATATGCAGTTCCAGAAAATCCAAAACTTTCTGCAATTGGAATTAGTGAAAGTTCGTCATTTTCAATTAAAGTAATTTCATTTTGATCAATTATTATGTGACCAATAATATTTGATTCAAACAATATGTTGTATATGTTTGCATCTTTTAAAACCATTTTTTGAATTTGATAACTCATACTTAATATTTATCTTGTAATTCTGCCAGCCATTCCACTTCCTGCATTGTCGAGTCTGTCATGGAATCTTTTTGGAACAGAACCACTGTTTTTTATTCTGTCTATTGTTTCTTTCCATGCGCCACCCATAGCCTTGGTAGGAGTCAAAAATAAGTCATATCCAATGGCATTTCTTTGAGAAGACCAATTTTTTTTAACTTTTTTCTTATTGCAGGATGGGCACTTTTCTTTCAATGGTTTATCACTATCGGCCATTTTTAAAAAAACTTCAAATTCATGTTCACAACCATCACATTTAAATCCATAATTTGGCATATTAATCTCTCTTAAAAGTAATTAGCATATGGTCAAACAGGAATCCATAGGAAGGTTCCTTTGGCTTATTTTTCAAAGGCATTTTAGCTTCTTTCGGTGTTCTGTTTCCTTTTGCAAGATTGCAATCCTTACACGAAGCAACCATGTTGACCCAGGTCGATCCACCACCTTTTGATTTTGGTATTATGTGGTCTATCGTCGCAGTCTTGTCACACAAGTCTATTCCACAATATTGACATACGTATTTATCCCTACGGAAAACATTTTTTCTGTTTGGAACTACTCGTTTAAATGGAAGTTTGACATAATATTTCAATATCAAAACTTTTGGGATCTTTACAATTTTTGATACTGAAACAACTTCATAGTATTCCGGAGAATGTTCGTCTATCCAGACCTTATCTTTTGAAATAAGTTTGAAGGCTTTTCCAATGGTGATGATATTAAGCGGTGTATTGTCTTGATTGAGCAAGAGAACCTGCTTAGTCATACCTTTTAAGTATTTATGAAAATCTAAATATTTTACAGCCATGGACAACAAACAGAATAGACAATTTTATTGGCAAGTCAAGGATTTTTTGGGGAAAAAACCAGAACCTATGGCTGCACCGCCAAATAGTTTAAAGAAAACAATTCAAAATGTTACCAGCAAAGCGAGTCCAGTTCCAGCCCCAATAAACGAAATCGTCAACTCTTCATCTTCATTAAAAGATCAGACAAAAAATTTGTTGTCTTCCTACCAAAATGCATTGAATAAACAAAAACCAGTTTCAGATAAGAGTAGTTCACACATCACTGCTAATATCTTTAGAATAAAAAAATAAATTCGTCAGACAAAAATGAAACCGATTCCAGAACCATTAAATGCGATACTGAGGAAACGATACCTTGAAGAAGCTGTTGTCGTGGCAAGACCTTCTTATACTGCAAAAAAAGAAGAAGAAGAAATACCACAACAAACACCATCGACGGAATATCTTCCAAGATATTACAGTTCTGAACCTTTGTCCAAAATAAATTTTAGTGATATATTTAAGGGAAAACAAGGTCCCCCACCACCACCACCACCACCATCAGCACCCGAAACAACACCACCACCACAACCACCTCCAACATCTCCTGAACCAACTTCTGGAGATAGAATAAGAGAAACATTGAAGCGTCTTGCTGATACCAAGGCTCAGGAGGCTGAAGGAATTTCAACAAGAGGAAGAGGTAGAACTGGTAGAGAAGGTGGCAGAGAACCAAAACCATCTGAACCAACACCATCCCCCAGAACTCCATCTGATCGTCCGGGAGGAAGTTCAACTCCACCCGGTGCTCGTAGATTCCCAGATCCAGGAGGAGAAAGTCCCGGTGGTGGACCACCATCTGAACCACCACGTGGTCCTAGACCTGGTCCAGGAATGAGAGGATATGTTGATCCAACTGAAGTTGCGGGACAAGGTGTTCCTTTAAGTGGTGATTTATCGGTTAGAATTACACACGATGTTCCATCAGTCGAAACAAGAGTACCATCTTTTTTTGAAAGAGCGGGAAAATCTCCAGTCAGCAGGGCATTAGTATCTGCAGCAAAATCTAAACCAGCAAGTTTTATAGGAACGACTGCTTTGGGTGCTTATCCAGCAATAAAAACATATGAATTTGTACAACCAAGATTGGGTCCATACACACAATGGATGGCCCCAGTCGGAGCACTTGTAGCAGGCGAATTCTCTGCCGAAATGGCTAAGTCAGCCGCTGCTAGGGCAATTCCAGCCGCATTGAAAGGAAAAGATTTTGCTGCAATTACTAGCCAAGCCCTGAAAGGTCTTGGAGCGGGTGCTTCAAGAGCCGCAGCAACTCTAAGACATCCTTTGCCATATGCAGTAGCCATAGGAGCAGACTACGCCATTCCCCCTATTTGGAATTATTTTGCGTCAGGCGAAGCAGATAAAGATATAGAAGGAACAGCACGTGGAATTGCAGATAAAATTGGATTGGATGCCATGTATGGAATGGCTGGAGATCCAATGGGGCTTTCAAGTCCTGCCTATGAAAGAATGAGAACAGCAGCATTGCTTGGAGATCAAGAGGAATTGGAAAAAATTGCAGCGGAACAGAGACAAAAAAGAGATGAAGAAAAAATGAAGGCTATGAGAGAAAGACTTGATTCTTCATATGATGAAACAATGCAAAAAATAAAGACCGAAGAGGAAAGAGCGGAACGAGGATATCCTGGAGAAATTGATCGCATACAGGAATTGCAAAGAGAACAAAGAAGAAAAAGATTTGAACAGATGACACCTGAACAGAGAAAAAAATACGAAGAAGCAATGAAGGCACAACAATGAAGCCACTAAATCCAGTTCTAAATCAAATTCTGAGACAAAGATATCTAAAAGAACAGGTTGTTCCACTTCGTACAGCTACATCTGCTGGAGCAAGACAAATAGCTAGGCAAGGTGCGGCTGAGGCTGGTGAACAAATAGCAAAAAAGATAGACAGCGAAATAATTGAAAAGGTATTTGATATTGCAAAAAAAAGTTCAATTGATGATGTGTTGAG